TCCATCATCTGCTTGATCAGTGCTGACGCATCTTTGCTCGACAGTGACGACACACTCTCGATGGTGCGCTTTAGAGCATGAGTGGCATACTCAGCGACATCACCGATATTGCGCTCTCTAGCCAGTTTCTGTATTAGACCGATCTGCTTCTGAGAAGCGACAGCAGCCAGTGATCTCACACGCTCACGCTGTGGCTCTGGTGTCGGCATATCTACGACCTGTGCGCCAAACGCTTCTGCGATCTCGTCAGGTGTCAGAGTATCTGTGTTATCTGCAGGTGGTGGCGAGATAGGTCGAGCCTTCGAGCCGGCTGTGACTGGTCGTGATGGGTGAGCAGACTTCGATCTGTCCATCTGACGATTAGCCACTTCGTTCGCTGATGCGATGTGTGGCTCATCGACTGCCAGAGCTGCCATAATCGCACGACCCCAAGCCGATGTCTCAGCGTTCATCAGTTCAGAGTCTTTGGTGTAGTTAGTACGACCCATCACCGGCTCGGCAGCACATGCGATCGCAGGCATCGGGTCATCAGGTGTGCGATAGCACGCAGCTGTATAGACGATGAACTCACGACCACCGATATCGACGATGCGAAACGGGTTCGCAGGGTCAGCAGGTCTGAGTACTGCTTCTGGGTGCTTTGCTCGTAGTTGTCTGATGCGCTGAGCGACATCGACATACCCATCTAGTGAAAATGACATTGATTTACTTCCCCTTTGCTTTAGCAGTACGCATGACACGCACTGGGTTACCTGTTGTTGTGTATTTGGCTATGAGATCAGGCTGATCTAGACGCAGAGCCTTTAGGTCTACGCTCTCTCTACCTGCCTGCTCACGCCATGTGATGACGGTCTGACCATCGATCTGACCCTCATCAGCATCTAGTAGTAGGCGTGCCAGATGATCTTTGGCTGCCTGCTCGATCGTTTCTGCCTGCTTTTTTAGTGCTCGTGCATCTTCGAGATCACGCACCCAGTCAATAGCGTCAGATGGCAGTGCTACAGCACGACGCTCAGTACGCCACAGTGATGCGATCTGGTCTGCAGTCATCTGATCGATCAGACCATCTGGCTGTACGCCGGCATCGACTGATGCACAGAATATCTCTGCCTGCTCAGCGAGCGTCTGCATAGCCTGCTCATTTCGTGGCACAGCGAGAGTGGTGATGCGTAGATCACGGTCGAGCACTGTCAGCCATGCGTCAGCACCTGTCACATACTGCTGAGCATAAATCTGCCATAGGTACTCTGGTGGCACATCAGAGAGAGTGCGAATCGAGTACTTGCGTGTCGTCTTTATCTCACCGATGATCGATGGCACTTCGTGTGGTGACGCAGAGTCTTTATTTACTGCATCTAGTGTCACTGTCCAGCGACCAGAGCGATACATGATGTCTGGTGTGATCATCTCGATGCCGAGAGTGCGTGACATGACATCTACCAGAGCCGGCTCTAGATCGTTGCCTACCTGCATAGCAGCTGATGGCTCGCTGATCGTCGGCTGTGTGCTCTTGCGATACCAGAGATCAGCCTGTGTCATGAACGCTGATGAGTCCATGAGTGCAGGTGCTTCGCTGCCACCGAGTGTGCATCGGCCATCAGTATCTCGATGTCGTATGTGTAGCCAGTCGAGCGTACCGTGTGTCGGTTTTTCGATAATAATCATGTGCATTTGCCCTTCGTTTGATGTGTGCCCACATCATGCCCTATAGGTGTAGCACAGTAACGCTCACAAGATAGGGATATGTCTAACTGATAGGTGGCATGGCTCGATCTGTCAATGAAATGCAGTTCGAGCCATGCCTTATCAGGTGGGTTGGGAAGGGGAAACCGAACCGACCGACATCTCAGACAATACCTGCAGATGCACCACCATCGCTACTGGTACAGCCACTATGTGATCTATCGAGTCTGTGTCAGTGATCGACTGACAGAGCACCACATGTTTATCTTTAGATTCTGGCAGCAGTATGCCTACCGACTCGACGACACACGCATCATCATCGATCTCATCGATACTCTGCCACCCACTGCCGACGCTGTGAGCGTCATGCCATGTCAGACGCACGATCTGGTACTGCATATCTACCAGCCTTCCTTCTTCCTATCCATACAGAAGACTGGTGCTTGTATGGTGATGCCTTTATTTGGTACGACGATGGCGAGAGCCTGCTGTGGCTGCTCAAACGAGAAGTTGCTGACATAGGCGTACTCGTCGTACCCCTTCATGCTTCCATTCACCACCATAGATGGCGACGGTAGATACTGATGCCAGTGGCCGAGCCACAGAGTCTGAAACGATGCGCCGGTGGCGAGATATCGCTGTGCCTTGCGTGCTCGCATGCGCATGATAGGTGGGTAGATGCCACCGATCGAGCCACCACCCTGCGTCTGATCGCCATGAGTGAGCAGATGATGTGTGTCATAGATCGAGATTAGAGCATCGGTCGCTTCTGGCACTTGGAATGTGATGCGCTTATCGCCTGTGAAATGTCGCTCTAGCATTTTGGCGAGTAGCCAGTCGAAGTTGGTGCGAGCTCTCAGTTTGGCTCTCGGTTTGCGTGTCGTTCGACCATGATTACCTGCCACAGCTGCGATGTGCACTTTCTTGAACTCGCCGGCTAGCAGGTCGATCGCTGATGCGATCTGCTCTGCCCAGTAGAGCAGTGAGCCGAGCATCGTGTCTTCGTTGGTCTCTTTGAGCTCTTCGTGGATATCGCCAGAGAAGATGTCGCCACCGAGCATCAGTACAACACCGTCGTATTTCATGCCGGCTAGGTGATGTCGAGCGAGTTTGATCACATTCTGTGACCAGCGTTCCATGCGCATCACAGCGATAGATCGGTTGTAGGCGTTCAGGCCATCGACTTCTTCTGGTAGCACGATCTCATCGAGATGCAGGTCTGAGAGCATGAGCACCAGTGACGCTGCACTCGGCTTTGCCTTCGCCGGTGGCTGTAGCCATTTGATCGGCTGTAGTTGTGCTGTCTCTACCTGCTCGATCACATCGAGAGTACGCCTAGTCTCTTCGAGCTGTGTCGCTACTCGTGAGAGTTCACCTAGCGCACTATCACGCTCACGCCTGACACGCAGTATCTCTGCTTTGAGCAGGTCTGTGCCATCAGGTATCGCTGATGCGATGTCGTCGCTGAGACTCATGCCATCATTCCTGTGCGATATTTACTGATCACAGACTGTGACAGATGAAAGCCACGCTTCGCTAGTGCACGACAGATAGCTGCCTGTGGCACTGAGTGATCATCGAGTGCAGTGCGCAGGTCTAGTGCATCTTCTGCAGATAACTGCGCCATGATCTCATCGATACGACGCTTCGGCCCAGTCTTGCGCTTATGAGTCTCTATCTCGTTTAGCAGACTTCCCATCGTTATTCCCCTCTAAATGCCAGTCGATATGTTTGTCTAGTTTATCACCCAGACGAATCACTGTCTTGTGTACCGACCTGATCTGCTCTGTGACGAGCGCATGATCTTCTCGGTTCTCTTTCTTTAGGCTCATGATGAGAGCTGCGATGATGCCACCTACTGTCGTGATGACAGCCACTACGATCGACGAGTTATCCATTCGGCTGACTCTTGATCTGCTGCTCGATCGCCACGAACGCTGCTTTCATAGCTGCAGGGTCATCTGCCATCTGTGGTGAGATTTCGCAATGTAGCCAGTCACCAGCCGGCGCACCTGACACCATCTTTCGCTCATATTTGACCCACCCACCACGATCACATCGCCATGCTCTTCCGAACGGTTCAGGGAAGTAGTCAATGATCATTTCCAGACCTAGAGCCTCTGAGTGATCTGTCAGTATCTTGCACCACTGCAGTGCTACTGCACGACCAGCCTGCTTGCCTTTGGTGTTCGATGCGTCCTTGTGATCTGGCATGAATCGGTAGCTCAGATCGACTGCTCGACCAGTTGCGTGCACGCTCAGAGACTCTTTGCCCTTCATGTTTCGGATACCGAAATCGCCGTTATTCCATAGACCCTTGTCTGATAGACGCACGATCTCGTTGATGAAGACATTTAGACCGGCTCGACGACCCTTCGCTGCCCCATCTGAGTTGCCTGTGTATTTGCGATTTGGCATATCACGCAGC